AATTAGTCCCAATAGCCACCGCATTCGTGCCAGTAGCAGAGGGCGCAGTCGGGCTGCTCGGGTTCTCAGCATACAACTCAAGCGAAGGAATATCCTCAGCCGCAGCCGACACATAAACCACCGCGCTGCCCGAAAGGTTCAGAGCAGCGTCAGAATTGGAACTCTCGTCAACCGTGCGAGACAGCGTAGTACCAGACGCCGTGTAGGTGCCTGTGCCTATCTCCCAGTCCGTGCCATCCTCGATGACGTAACGCACAACTTGGCCATCAGTGACGCCCGCGTCAGCGAACGTCTGATAGCCGCTTTCGGCGGCACCGAGAGTTATCGTCCCGGTGCCGGTTGTGGCCGTCGCTACCTTAGCGCGGTTGACGAGCGTAACCATTAGGCCACCGTGAAGGTGAAGATACCGTTAGCGTTCCAGACAACTTTGAAGTCGGTGCCGTCACCAGCCGACTGCGTGCCATCAAAGTCGATGAAGGCAATCGGCGGATCGTTGGTATCCGTGTCGTTGTAGATGATGCCGTAGGCCGCATCAATCGAGCCGCCCGAAGCCGTCCACGTCACGTCATCAGCGTCAAACTTCGCGTCGTTCGTCGTGACAGTCGTCACAGCCACGTTGGCAAGCGTCTGGCCGCCAGCGGTGTAGCCGGTGCCGGTCGTCGCCTCAGTGCCCGTCACGCCAGCCAGCGTCGTGTCCGCTGCCGTAAACGTCGCCGTTGCATACAGCTTCAACTTGTAGGTATCGCCGGCGGCATTCGAGCCGTCTGCAAACAGCTTAGCTGTATGGTTATACAGCGAGATAGTAACGGCCATTAGTCAGCCTCCTTGTTCATGTGTTCGCGGATGACCAATCGCTGATCGGCCTTGCTCACTTTATACGGTGCACCAATCTTGTCCGCAATTCGACGCAGTTCTTTCATGTCGTCAATCGCGTCAAGATTATCCTCAACAACAATCTGCGGCTCAAATGATACCTTATCCTTAACGGCAATTTCAGGCTCAATTACCACAGGTTCGGGTGCTTTCTTATCGCTTTCGGTATCGTGCTTGATCCAACCTGCCTCAAACATCTGCTTTGCACGGCGCTGACTGACAGCCATGCGCCGCCAATCAAATACATCTCCAACCTTGAACCCATGTCCATTGGCGATAAAAGCACGTCGCGCATATGTCGGCTTGCTTGCGTCAAACTCTCTAAATACCAGTCGGGCCATTGCTAAACTCCATATTTTGTTTGCCATAACCATACACAAAGAAAAAGGGCGGCACAATCGCACCGCCCTTTCCATTCTTTTGTACCAACCGTTTAGGCTACGATGGTATCCCAGAAGAAGCCCAAGTCAGCAGACACCAGCTTCATGTCGTAGGCCATCTGGGCCTCAACACGGGTGCTTTCCAGCGGGTCCATATAGAAACGCTTCGTGGCGATGCCGAAAGCGTTCGTCTGGCCCATGAAGCCGCTCCACGAGAAGGTGTAGCCGCCCGTCGGCGTCATCAGGCCCGGAGCCGGTGCTGCGTAGGTGAGCAGCGCCTTCTTGCCGCCGATGAACGAGTGCGAGTTGGTTGCGCCCTGAGCAGCGGTGTTCTCGATTGCGCGAGAAACAACGATGCGGTCAAGGCCGAACAGAGCAGCAAGCGTGCGCTCGTTGACCATCGCCGGCGACTCCGTGGTGGAGGTCGCGTACTTCACACGGTCAACGATGTCCGGGTGGTCCACAAGAGCGTCCATAACCTTCTGGCCAACAACCAGAGTGTTCGGCATGAAGCCGGTGCTCTCAAGGATGGTGGACTTCGCGTCACGGATGTCACCAATCGGATCGCCTGACGTGCCGTCCGACCACTGGATCGTCTCGTTCGCGCTAGGCGAAGACGCAACACCGTCGTAGTCGTTGGTCCAGACACTGCCCGAGAAGAAGGACGTAACCCAATCCTTCTCACGCTTGATGAGCATCTTGTGCATCACCAGTTCAGCAGCCGCACGCTCAACGTCAACGGCAGCGTCCGCGTTGGCGCGAACCTGGTCCGGTACGTCCTGATGGAACGCATAGACGTTGGCGAAGTAGGTCGGCGTGTTGTCCAGTTCGTAACCAGCGCCAGCCGATTCAGTGCCCGGAGCACGCTTCTGTGCTTCGTCGCGGTTGAACGAACCACGGTCAAAGATGAAGTAGCGGTCCGACTGCTTCGACACCGGCACGTTCGGGAAGACCCGACCGGCCACAAAGTTGTTGGCGTTCTGAAGGAACGCAACCGAGATGTTGGTCAGCGCACTGTCAACGTGGACCGCGCTATTGGTAGGTTGTGCCATTTATCTGTCTCCTTCAGACTTAGGCAGCAGCGTTACGCGGCTGGAAGATGATGGAGATGACTTCACCGTCAGCACCCGTCTCAAGAGCGGTACCAAGGATCACATCACCAGTTGCGGCGGGAACAGCATTTCCACTAGCGTCCGACGCGATGTCGTCACCAGCAGTCACGCCAGCAGTTCCGCACTCGACGCGGGTAAGTCCACCGATGCAGACTTCAGCAGCGCGGCCCTGTGCCGCAGGATCGTTCAGCAGAACGCCGATTGCGGCAGCACCGTCGCCAGTCGGGTCAATCTGACCGTCGGACGACATGCTGACGAAGAAGAACTGCTTCGTAGCGTAGTTGGCACCGGCTTCAAGGGTGACAACGTGTTGAGCATTATTAAAGGCCATTTGTGCCCCTCCTTTTAGCCTTCGGCGCGAGCAGCGAGCATCAGTTCGCGGCCCTCACCGGATTTGGTGACTTCGGCATACGCCGACTCAAACGGAACCTTGTGGGCTTCCGCATATTCGCCCGCCATCTTGTTCAGGCGGTAGGTGGCCGACGCTTCGTCGTCCATCGGGTTGTTCCCGATTTCTTCCATCGCCTTTGCGATGGCAGCGTCAGCGGCTTTCAGCGACTTCAGAACTTCTTCGTCACCGCCGATGGCCTCCAGCAACTTGCCTTTGGCAAGGTCAGTGCCAGCCAGGTGAGGCAGAGTCTCGGCGCCACGCTTGGCGAGTTCGACTTCGGCTTCCTTGGCCTTCATCTTGGCGACTTCTTCGGCCTGAGCCTCAAGCGCCTTCAGAACAGCAGCAGGGACAGCCGACTTCTCGACTTTCTCGCCACCGACTTCGATGAACTCAGGATCGGCACGCTTGGCCAGCTTGCCTTCCTCGATGTCAAAGCCCGCTTCATCAGCAGCCTTCTCCAGTTCCGCTTTCGCGGCCTCAGCAGCCTCGGCCCGCTTGGTCAGGTCAGCAACCTGTCCCTCAAGGGCTTCCAGCTTCTCAGCGAGTTCTTGAGGGTCCATGTTGGGGCCTCCTTTCTGTGTTTTCTCGCCCATGCACATTTTCATGGCGTCCTCTTTCGAGTAGCCCTTGTCCATGTACTCTTTCATCTTCGCCTTCATGGCGTCAGACATATCGTCTTCGTTCATGCTATCTCCGTCGCGTTTGTAGAGAACGATTTTGGCGCTCTTGTTGGCCGGCGCATCAACGGCGCTGACTTCATCAAGGCGAATGTTCATCAGGTTACGAGGCATCGGCTTTCCCTCCAATCGAGAACCCGGCGTATTCGCCTGATTTGATTTTGTTCCACGCATCGTCGTCGTGGATCTTCATTCCGATAATCCAGCCTTCAAGGTCACTCTCAATTCCAAGGGCTTTGGCCAATTCAGCAGTCAGCGGAAGCGAATGAATTACTTCGCCAATTCCATCGCCGTCGTGCATTGCTTTGGCCATGCGAACATCTTCCATGAAGTCGTTCGCCATTTTTTCCATTTCAGCGGTGGAAATAATGTCGCCCTGAGTGTCAATTACAGGCTCACCGTCTTCAGTGACAACAGACGCCCATCCGTAGACGATGCGCTGTTCGTCGTCTACTTTGAGGAACTTGGTTTCCTCGAAGGATTTATGAATTGCCTTTTCAGCCATAACAGTTCCAATAATCGCGGATATGGCACGCTCAAGCAACCCCTGCCCATTTTCGTCCGCATCCTCGGATTCAATGCCCGCCATTTCGGCAATTCGCTCAAGATATTCTTCGTGATCCTCGCCCGGCATGTAAACGGCTTGGCCGTTTCTGTCGTGGACGTGAATTTTACCCTCAAGGCCCAATTCCATTGAGCGTGAACGCGCTTCATCGGGCATGGTGAACGTGTCGTCGTCAATCTGGCGTTTCTTGAGGCGGTCCATAGTTCTTTGTGACCATTCACGTCCGGGTGATCCGCCCCAAAGAAGAAAACTTGTGAATCCTGCATCTCTCCACGGCTCATCCTTGTATTTCGGATCAACCTTCTCATTACCGCGATGCCGAGCAAAGAAAGATGCCATGCGGGCAACTGTTTCACGGCTTAGGTTCTCACCACGAGCCAACTGCGCTGCGCGTGTCCAGCCCACCTGCGTTCCGCCGCGAACCTTGTCACCGTATTTCTCTTTCCAGCGCAAAGCCCTACGCGCAGCCGCTCTCGCCGCAGCAGGCGCACGATACGTCTCGGCCTTGTCCCACTCGGCAGACGGCACATGCACAGCGGACGGCGACGGCTGCGACTTCTTGATCTTGTCGTGAATGTCCTTGTCGTGCTCGATTTTCTTGGAGCCACGCGCAGCGGAGAGGAAGCTGTTTACGCGGGCCATTGCCCATTGCTCAGGAGAGTTGACGTTCGGTCTGACGCTCTGCGGGTTCGTGCGGTAGGCCCCAACGCCCCTGTCATACACGTCCTGCAACATGCCTAGCGAAATTTTTCCATGCTTGGCAGAATACTTCTCGTTCCACTCGTCCAGTTTGTTCTGGAGCGCGGTTCTGGAGGATTTCTCTACCCGCGTCCACTTACCGCCTGGCCCCTTCTTGTAGCCAGCACCTTCAAGCGCAGCCCATGCCGACGCGAAGGCTACGGACTCCGGCTTGCCGGAAGCCATTTGACTGTTGAAGACATTGCGAAAGAGTTCCTGCCCATGAGCGGCGGGTATCAAGGCGCGGAGCCGTGCGGGGAGTTGGCGATAAGGCATAGTCCACCCAAAACAAAAAAGCGTCGTGGCAGGTATACCACGACGCTACTTGTCTTTTCAAAGGTGGGTGTTTGGGTGCCGCGACATGCAGTCAAAAAGACGGAATAGAGTGATACTTCGAAGTCTCAGCCATTCCCAATACGACACGCATACCTCCCGGTTGGTTGGCAGGTTCAGTATGCCAAAAAAAGAGAGGCGATGCAAAGCACCGCCTCTGAGTTAGCCCGGCGTTCAAGACGCTCTATTGGGCTTATATGGCGCTCTTGGCGCTCTGATCCCTCTGTCCCATGAACCAACCGATTCGTCAAGCGTTTTCTATGTACCCAAAGAAGCCAGCCGTGATAGTCGTCGCCTTGTCCCACGTCGCCCTGAACCCAACCCACTCTCCCGCAGTGATTGGGAACGGGCCGAAATTCGGGAACGTCGCAGAACTGTCCTGAATGCTCACGGCAGCGACAGGGTGCAGGTAGCCGTCGTCAGCAAAACTGTCACCGTTGATGAATGACGTGACAAGGCTGATAGTAACACGGCTATCCGACGAACCAGACGCAGAACCTGCGTAAACACCAGTCAGCATCAGTCGCTTGTTCGCCGGCACGCGGATCATTGACGTGTGGAACTGAATGTCACCAGCCGTCATGCGCCCATACGTCACAGCGCCGCTCGTCATGGTGATCGTGCCCACAACAGGCCCGTTTCTGGAGTAGGCGTTGTTCAACGCGCGTATGTCCGTTGCCGATGTTGTAACCGGCGTCAGGCCGTCCAAAGTCACTGTTTCGTAACGCTGATTCAGGTTTCCGTCCAGATAGTTCAGCACAATCTCGCCGGTATCGCTTGCCGATGTTGAAACAAGCGTCAATTGGATGTTGTTCGGAACCGTCAGTGTCGTCGGCATACCTGTCTGCCAGATGATGCTCGTGCCTGAACCAGTCACAACCTTTTCGCCAAACGTGCTGTACGGAGCAGAGCCGGGCACGTTGCCACGCGATATGTCAGCGTCGTTATTCGTGCGCCACAGCCGCTCAGGCCAGCCGGATTTCTGGAAGGAGTAGGTCATTCTTCCGTGACTTCACCCGACAAAGCCTCAGCGTTGGGCCTCGGCCTGTTAGGATCACCTTCCGGCAGGCCCGCAACGTCGCGCAAGTGCTTCTCAAGCCCCTCATCAGGGAACAGGTCCGCGCCGCTCAGGGTGATGCGCTGGATGAACTGGCCAAGTTCCTCAAGGTCAGTCGGCGCCACACGGCCAGGAACCATCTTCGGCATGTCAGCCTCGTCAAATCCGTTCACAGCCCACATGCGCGGCAGCAGGCGGCGGTTCAGCACACCCGCAATAACGCCAAGGTAGCCTTCCAGAGCCTTCAGGAACAAGTCAGCCTTGCTCTTGGACAGCGCGAAGCTGCCCCTGTCCGACGCGCCAAGCATGATGAAGTCAGCCATGACGGAACGCGCAATCTCCTGCTGATACCGCAGGATGACTTTGCCCGTATCAATGTCGCGCGTCCCTTTTGACGCAATCAAGTCAAATTCGACCATCTTGGCGTTCGACAGTTTGCCGTCTTCGTCGGTATATCTGTCAGACGGCAGGATGATATAGCCCTGCTCGTTTCGTTTCACATCGCGGGCTATTCGCTTCAACTGATTGATGAACGCCTTCTGCGAATCCGTCGCATTTGGCGACAGGTACTCGGACGGCACTGACACAATCGGCAGGCCGTTCAACTCGCGCTCGATACCAACCCCTTCAAAATACTTGATTTCATTCTGCGCACGCCATGCCGTGAACGCCGAACGCAACACCGAACGCCCGCTTGGCTCGTTATTGATGGCCGTCGTGCGGAAGTGCAGCAGTTTCTGGTACGGCAGATACACGTTTCGTTGCGCCGCAATCTGCCACACACCAAGGATGTTGCCCTTGGGGTCCACATTAAAGCGATCCACAGTCCATTGTGCCCGTGGTGCCAGCTTCTTCAGCGTGATGGTGCCGTCTGCCTTGCGCTTCATCACGATTTCAAACAGGCTGAACCCGTAGGGCAGGAACGACAGCACGTCGGAGATAAATTCCTCCCACGTCGCGCCTTCCATGTTGTACAGCATGTCCTCAACGAACTCTCGGGCCTGCTCAGAGCCGCCCTCCGTGCGCCACGTCACGTTGCGAATCATCATGTCCATTGCGACAAGAATGGCCCCGATTATGGGGTCATTTTCGCGCATCTCACGGTACTTCTTGATGCCCTGCGTGCCGCGCAGTTGGACTATAAATTCGTCCTGACGGAGTCCGTAAGACGGGTCGTAGTCCGACGCAACTCCGAGTTCGTTGAATTTGCCAACCATGTTCTACCTCATAGGCGTTTGGGCCTTACCATAAGCCATTGTTACTGGCTATGCTAGTTTCGCCCAATTGTCCTGCCGCTCGCCAACAACCGTCAGCAATGGCTTCTTGCGTTCCTTCTTCCGCGTCAGGCTCGCCAACTCGTTGAACGCCGACGCAGCAGCGTCAACCTGATCCTTGAATTTGCCTTTAGGGAAGAACCTCAACTCGTCCAGCAGAGGTCTTGTCCACGTTCTGTTAAGCACGCACACGCGCCCTATGTCCACCTGCGTTGCCAATGGCGCCGCCCGCGTTTCTTTTGCTCCAGACTGCAACTCGGCCTTCGCCGTGTAGCCCGTCAGCGCCGCTATCATGTCCTCCACCAGCGCCTTGCCAGCCTGTCCGGGGTCTTGCGGCAGGACAATCTTCGTCGGCACACCGTCTTCCTCAGCCGTATCAAGGATGAGTTGACGCACACCGCCAGCGCCCAACTGCTTGCGCCGCACATCCGCGATGTAGAACCTGTCGCTCTCCTGCCCGTAAAGCATCTGCAAGCCAACCGTGAACGCGCCGGCACCCTCACTCGCCGCCAAGTCCCATGCCCGCACAGCGATGAACGGCTCATCCGGCAGTTCGTCAAGCACCTTGATGTTATCGACGTTAATCAACCCGCCTTTGCGCGGCACGGGGGTTTGTTGCAGTTGCGCAGCCGACGCATACGGCCCCATCGCCTTCTTCAGCCGCTCTATTGCGTCCTTGCTGAACCGCTCTGGCCACATCAACTCCCCGTCCTGACTGCGCGGGTCCGTCCAGCCTATGCTGGTTGTCTTGCGCATGGACTCATCCCACTCCATTGGGATGTTCAAATGCTCGTAACCAAGGTCAATGGCCGCTGCGTACACATCTTCCTCGTGAATGCGCTGCCCCACAACCACAATCGGGCTATTATCCAAGTCGTTCACGCGCGTCTGGAACGTCTCAAGGAACCATTGCACGGCTTCCGAACGCTTGGCATCGGACTCACCCTCACTGGAGTTGTGTGCATCGTCCAAAATCAGGAAGTCACCACGAAAACCCGTTGTTGCACCGCCAACCGATATGGCTCGCAGCCCGCCCATGCTCGTATTGTCAAAGTTTACCTTGGCACCTTGCTCCGAACTGATACTTACCCCGAAGTTTTTCTGGTACCATTCGGTTTGCAGGATTGTTCGCGCATAATAATTGTCTCTTTCTGCCAGATTGAGCGCATATGACGCTCCAATCACACGCGCCCACGGCTTATGTGTCCAGATGTATAAGGGCAGCATTACCCTTGACAGCCTCGATTTGGACGCGCCAGGCGGAATGTTGATTACCAACCTCTTGATGTCGCCTCGTATCACCGCCTCAAGGTGTTCACAGATAGCCTCAAGCGCCCAACCCTGCTTCATCGCAACGCCCGGCTCCAGTATCGGCCAAGCCTGCCGGGTAAACTCCAACAGGCTACGCTT